TCTGAAGATATTATTCTCTCCGTGTTTCTTTTCGATAAATTCAGTAGCGTCTTTAAGTAACTTACATCCTGGTTCAGGTTTTGTTTGACTCTTTGCATTGGAAACATAGAATAAAGATAAACATAAAGCAATTAAACCTCCTATAATAAACTTACGACTTAAACTCACATGACTTTCTATTTTGTACATTTTAACCTCCATTGTTAATATTAGTTAAAGAAACCCAGCTCTGAGGAAATAACTTTATTATAATGTTATGCCACTCTTCTGCAAGCTCTCTTATTTCTTTCTGAGCAGTTTCACTACTCCTAAGTAGATACGCCCTAGACCATGCATACAAAGATCCAGTTACAAAGTATTCTGTATACATTGACTGAGGTAGAACCATCCTAGCTTGTTCTGGACAAACACCTAATCTTAATAGATGTTCATATGTCCATTTAGATTTATCAATAGACTGTTTATATTCATCAACCATAAGATTATTAGAGTTAATGTCTACTGCATCATCCAATGACCCCTGCTTCCTATCATCAGCCTTTGCTCTCCAATCTTCAGGTATATAAAATTCAGGTTCGTAGTCTACATACCTTCTACTTACCTCATTGTAGCTAAACCCTACTGTATGTTTGAATCTTTGCCTAGCCACAAACAAAGGAACCTTCTCTCTCATGGTAATCATGCAATGCGTAAAGGGTGTAAAGTGATCATTCCTAGCTAGAAAATCTAGTAGTCTTTGATCTTCTGATTTAAGAAACACTCCCATCTCCATTAAATCGAAAGAAGATTCTTTATTAAAACTAACCCTTGCAGCATTTGCTACTGTTAGGTCAGTACCCATTGAGTCTACTAATGTTGCTTTGAGTTGGCTTGACATCTATAGTACTCCTTGTTGTAACCACGTTGCCATTCTTTAGCTCTATCGGACCCATGAGGAAATGGATTATTTCTATCCCTCCTAAATCCACTTCTGCCTTGGTCTACTATACCCCTTATAGGAAAGGGATACTTTCTTTTATACACCACAAACCCCTCCCGAATTGGTAATTTCACAGATATCATGGGTTTCAACATGCTCATCAAACTCCGTACCTAATTTAGTAATTGCTTCACTATATGGAACTACAGATAAAGGTTGACCACCTCGGCACCCATCTGGGTATACTGTAAAACCTCTGAGTCTATGTGCATAAGAAGCTAGTGTTTCTGTAAAGTCATGTACTGTATCCTCATTGTTAAGTTTAGATCCCCAAGCAGGTAGGTTGATTGTAGAACTGATTGACATATCCACGTAGTCTTGGACATCAGCTTGGAACTTAATCCTTCTCTCGTAATCCTCTGCAAGATCTAATGCAGATTCAATCTTGTCAGGATTTATCCCATCAACGTCAATAAGTTCTTTAGCTGAAGCATCTACTACATATTGATACTTCCATTTAGTACTACCAGTTAAATATCTACGCTTATATGCTACAGCAAAGATTGGCTCTATTCCACTGGAGCTACCAGCGAGTATAGAAATAGAACCAGTAGGAGCGATAGCCCTATTCGCAACTGGTCTGGATATGGATAACTCATCAGCAAATTTCTTAGAGATGTCATCACTGACACCTTTATAGATTGCCAACCATTTGTGTAACTCTGGGGTAACTTCATATTTTTCTCCACGTTTAATTAACCAATCGTGCATACCCATAAGACCTAGACCTAATCTTCTATTCTTTTCTCTGACTTCATGTACTTTAGCGTAAGGTAACTCTGCTCTAAGTGTACCACAAATTAAAAACTTAGTACCTAACTCAACCACTCTAGCAAGTTCTTGAAGTGATTCAATGTTTCCAACATTAACACTCCCCAGATTACAAACATCGCTATCATCAGCAGAAGTAACTTCCGTACAAGCATTTCTTAGCGTATCCTTTTCATTCTCCATAAAGTTAAAGCTAAATCCAGGTTCAGCAGTAGTCAGTGCCTGTTTAACATTCTTTCTAAAGATATCTCCAACATCACCAGTTTTCCAGTAGTTCATTAACCAATCAGTATCATAGTTAAGACTGATATTAGTCATATCTAATGGTGCGCGAAAATTAAAGTCCTGCTCTTTTATTTGTTTGAATGTAAATCCAGTACTGCCTACTTGCATGTCATGCCAATTCTTAGCAGATAGAAATCTTTCAGCATCACTGTGCTGCCAATTCAATGAGGCATACATAGCAGATCTACGTGAACCACCTTGTATAACATTAGCACCTATAGCATTAATCATTTCCATCTTAGGTATAGGACCAGAAGCTTCACCTCCTGAACCAGTTAAAGGTCTACCTGATCCACGATATGTAGAATAGTCTACTCCAATACCACCACCTGTCATTAAACATGATTCAGCTTTCCAACTTAGATTAGCCCAATCTTCTCGTGTATCTTCTTCAGCACCTAATAGAAAACAATTGTTATAGAAGCGTCTTTCTCGACCAGCATAATAGATATATCTTCCACCTGGTACAAATTTTAGATCTGTTATATACTGCTGTAACTCTTTACGTTCTTCTTTACGCATTAGTGGTTCTTCACCCTTACGAAGATTACCACATACATCTTCTACTAAAACACGAGCCAACTGCTCCCATGTTTCACAACCCTCATGTTTATATTTAAGTTCAAATATATCAGAAGAGAATTTATTCTTGAACATTGGATTTACATTAGATTTATTAAATGTTGTCATTTACCACTACCTTTATATTATTTACGACTATACCTTCCAGAGCATCCATAACAGCAGATGATACTAACTCTTTCATGTCTTCTTCTACTCCTGCCTTACCATCAACAGGAACCCAACAGGCATCATTATCTATCTGGGCATTTATGTAAATGGATACTATCATTTTATCTCACACTTGCCATTCCGTTTCAAGGTGTCTAGCATGATTTAACTTTGAAGAGGAATCCATAGATCCTATTTCTCCACCTAAACCAGCATACCCTGCTATATCAATCCAGCTATCCTGATGACTGGGTGTTTTAGCTAGTCTAGCCATCTTAACCCATATCATACACAAAGCAATATCCTCTCGCGTTATCTGTTTACCTAGTATAAGACCCCATCCCTGTGCTATATCATTGAAGTTTGTAAAGGCATCTCCATATTCTTTATCTCTATCTCCCGTAACTAATTCCTTTGCCTTATCTAATAATTCATCCCTTGTGTTCATTAGTGTATCCTCTTGGAAAAGTTTGCATGTATAACATTACCTTCTATCTTACTTACTTTCTCTAGCTGCTGTAGTGGACTAACCTTGATCTCTTCTAATCTTTTCGCAGCTTCTTCAATAATGTTTTCAAGTACAACTCTCATGTTAGTACCGATTTCACTAACAACATCAGAGCATTCAAAATGTCCCTCATATATTTGAAGTGTATTATCTTCCTTATCGTAGGTACAGAATACTGCATATGTGTTGTCTGGTACAGATACCTCGTGCATTATTTCGTCTTCTTCATCGTCTGACATACTGTTAGCTCCATGAAATCATCAGCATACATTAATGCTAATGGTCGTTTACGATCACCTTTAAGTATTGCAACTGGTCTTGTCTTCTTCATCATATTAGTTTCAGCTTGTTCTAGAGCTTTATATATAGCAAAGGATGATCTTGCTTTACATTCAACTGTCCAAGGAAACAATCTACGAGCTAAAGGACTAAGACCTATATCGGGTCCATTGACTCCACCAGGAGTTGACGTAACATCATCATCCTCAACACCTTGTAGATGTTGTTGAAGGTAGTTACGTACCCACTGCTGTAGTCTGCGACCTTTAGCTTTCGCAGAAGATACTGTTATTCTAGTTGAAGACTGTGTAGTAGTTGTAGGCATTTGCTGATTTCGATTTAGGGTTACGTTCATATCGTAGATCAGGCCAGCATGTATATCTAAAACTACAATAAGAACACGCCATTTTTAACTTACGATTACCGGTAGGCTTACGATAGAAAAACTCCTCCTCATCTTCAAAGTTACGCACAAAGTTATTCTCGTCAGCTTTCTTATAACGATTTATAGTAGCTTCTATGCCATCTGTATACAT